CCAGTAGTGGATCTGCTTGTACTATTTCATCTTTAATTCTAAATTCTACTACATGACCGGCATCATCACCAGAAAAACCTTGAAAACCAAGATCCCCTTGGATACCAGTAGTACCTTGAATAGATTGCGGTCCCTGTGTACCTTGGTTACCTAATAACCCTTGTACTCCTTGAGTTCCCTGAACTCCTTGGACACCTTGAATTCCTTGAGTACCTTGTGGTCCTTGAACACCCTGTACGCCTTGGATACCATCAGCACCTTGAATACCTTGTGTACCTTGATAACCACGGAAACCACGTGAACCTTGAATACCTTCTTCACCAATAGTTCCTTGCACACCTTGTGTACCTTGGTTACCAATGAAACCTTGAACACCTCTAAACGATCCAACGTTTACCCATACCGCACCATCATAAACCCATAACTCATCATCTGCGTTATCAATAACACCTTGACCAGTTGTAGCTGATGGGAATGCCGTATTAAGAGTTGCTTGCTGATCGCCACCTGTATCAACATCAGTAACAGAACCAATAACGTCAAAACCCGGTCCATATGTACCTTGTGTACCTTGTAAACCTGCATCGCCTTGTAAACCGGATGTACCTTGAACCCCTGCACCAACTGCGTTCCATGCTGTGCCATTAGAAACATAAATTAACCCGTCTGAACCATAAGCAATGGCTCCATTGTACGGGGCTGGATCTAATTGAATAGGTACTGCTTGCGGAGTACCCTGCCCAATTATTCGTGAACCGCTAATTGATTTGAAAGCCATTATACATCATCCTCCTCGGATTGACCAAGTGTAAAGGATAAGGTAGCATCAACTGCGAGGTTTGTATCGCATTTGATTTCTAATAGATCGCCTGATCTAAAGAATTGACCGTTGAGTGGTAAAGGAACAGTATCATATGCTGGAATTTGTAAATTTCTAATAATCCAAAACTCTGCATTAATTTCTTCCCTGTGTGTTCTTACATCAACTGCTACAGTATTTGCTGTAAAGTTACATAAGATAAGTGGCGAAATAACTTCACCAACACCGGGTTCTGTTGTAGTTGAACCACCGAAAACTAGTTCCGGAACTTCATAGTTTGGTACCTCAATCATTGTCTGCCAGTTCGTGGTCAATGTAAAGGACTTGGCGACTGGTTTAGCATCTGGCGCCTGGGATGTTGCGATTGTGTATATAGCCATTATAGAGATGCCCTACTGTTAGATGCACGTCGTGCAAGTTTTCTCACTGATGAAGTAAACGGACGACCTTCAATTCGACCTGTTCTACCGTTGATTTTGAGACCTCTTGCGAAGTACTGGTTGTTTAATTCGTCTGACCCTGACCATCTGATCCGGCCTCCGCCTTCTGACAATACAGAGGCATTAGCACCAATTGCGGCACCTACGTTTCTAAAGTTCAGCGGTAAGGCGTTTCTGTTAACACCTGCCGATGCACCGTTAAACTGGTGAGCAATAGATTCAACCAACGAACCAAACGTTAAGAAGTTAGGTCTTATGACACTGTCTATGATAAGGTTATCTATCAATTCGGTTACCATGGTTCTATGATCTGCATCAGGAGCGATATTGTTATTTATATAAGTTTTCATTCTTGACCATGCGCCAGTGAACGAGTCAAGTAAATCTGTATTGTTAGCGCCTTCACTTATAATATTCCAAACGCCTGCACCGTTGTATACGTAAATGTTACCTACATAACGGTTAGCGCTAGGAGTAGTTGATACAATTCTTGCATCCCATTTCTTTGAAATAGAGTTTAAGGCAGCCAATGCTGGAACATTGTCAACCGTACCTTTAAATCTTAACCTACGCCAATCAGCATATGCCTCTGGTGGATTAAATACTGGGAATACATGTTGAGCATCGATGTTAAACAACGCACCAACAAACGATCTTGAACCTTTATCAGAACCAACTGTACCAACAACTGGATCAATAACTCTACCTTTGAAATCGTTTTGTAGAACTTTAAGGAAGTTACCACCATCACGATATGTTTTAGGCAAGTCGATAAATTTGTATGTTGAAGTAATGTGACGTTGTACTTCACGCTGTAATTTAGTTCTGTTATTAGATAAAATATCTTTAGCAAAGCTAAACTCTTTACTTTCTTCCCATGCAAAGTTAGGTTCAATTTTTGGACCAAGTGATTGAGGTGAGTCATAGAACATTACGTTATGTAATATATCACCGAGTTCAATCGCTTGAGCTTCTTGAGTAGTTGTACCTAGCTCAGAACGAACAGCTTGATTTGGATGCTTACCAATAACAACTTGACTTACGATTTTACCAAGTTGACGATATGCTTTCGCTGTCGCAACTCTTGTATCTTCTGGGATACGTAATTCGTTATTCCAATAATAGAAATCTGCATTCCATCTTGTAGCTAAGTTACCGCCATAGTTGAGATCCCAAGACATCGCATCAACGATATATCCAGCATCTCTGCGGCATTTAGCTTTAGAGTAATCAATAATAGTGAATGTATCTTTAAGGAACTTAGTAACATCGTCAGCAAGTTCGTCAAGATTATCATCAATAATTTTTGAAGCTTCAATCTTAGTAGCGTTAACCCAAGAAGTGTCAGGCTCAACGATATCTGGTAGACCGTCAATATTATCTCTTCTGATTGCATCCTCTACGATACGAACTAAGTCAGCAACCTCTTCACCTTCAACCGCGGTTGCTGGAGTGATTGATGTAGTATCTTGTGTTGTCCAAGTTCTAACCGCTTTCTTCAGTCCACCTTCAGTTGCACTTACGAATGTATGAGCACCAGAATAAGTAGCTGCTGGTCCTACCCACATTGTTATTACGTTACCTTCAACGTAAAGGATTGGACAAGGAACATCGTAATATGGATGATGTGACTCAGGTACCGCATGGTTAACTGGACCAGAACCAACATCACATGAGAATGTAAAGCTTTCAGGTTCAAACGATACGTAATCGCCAATTTCTAAACCGTGGTCAGCATCAATAGTTGCAGTGAAGTAACCTGTATCAGGATCGTATGTTGCACCAGTTGAAGTAAATCCTCTCTGATACGCTGTCTGACCTTGAACAACTGACTTAACAACGCCGGCCATCTCTGTAAAGAACTCGGCGGTTTGTTGTCTTTGGTCTGCAGGTAATATTGAATGCGCGCCTTCGAAGTATAGACCTGCAGTCATTATCATTGCATAGTTTGTGGTATAGTTAACATCGTGTGATACGGCATCAATCATTACGCCAACATCTCTGCGGCATTTCTCTTTCGAGTATGATATACCATTGTAAGCGTTACCAATATGTATTTGTAGATCTTTCGCCATTTGAATTGAATTATCGTCAATTACATTTTTAGCAGTCATCAATCCTGTTTCAATCCAAGAAGTATCTGGATCAATTCTTGATGGAATATTTGCTGGGCTATTATCATCAGCAACTTTTGCCAACATGGTTGCTAAGTTCATCGCTTCATCTGCGATTGTGCGACGAGCAGCTCTGTGTTTAAACTCTTGTCTAACCGTGTTACCAGTTAGGTGAGTAATTGCATTCATTGTTGCGCTTACGAATGTATGAGCACCGCCACCTTTACCATATGGAACTTTACCAACATTCATAGTAATAGTTGTTCCAGTTCTTGCAGTGATTTTCATCGGTGCATTGTAATATGGATGATGTGCTTCTGGCGCAGGGTGGTTATGAACGTCGCCATCTAGAGCACATGTAAACACAATACTGTTTGGTGCGATCATAACGTAATCGCCAATTTTAAGATTGTGGTTTGCCATAGTAGCAGTAAATATGCCTGTATCAGGATCGTATGTGGCTGTTGTTGGTGTAAACTTGCGACCTTCTTTACGAGGTACTGTTTCATTGCGTGTTACCCAACGAACTACTTTACCAAGATATTCAAATGCTTCTCTAGTTGATTGACGTTGGTCAATTGGTAGAATATTCACTGCATTCTTAAAGTAAAGTTCAGCAGTACCATGCATTGCAGAGTTACCACCATATTGAATATCGTGTGATATCGCATCAACAATATAACCTGTATCTCTTCGGCAACGATCCTCATCGTACTCAAGGTAACCAAAGTTATTTCTTAAGTATTGAGTAATAGTATCTTGTAGATTATCTTTACGTCCTGCGATAATTGTTGCAGATGGATCATATAGATAGTTTTCAGCACCTACAGTATTCGTAGGAATTTCAACAAGATCAGGCATATTGATTAAGGAGTCATCAGCAATTAAATCGCCAACGATTTTCCATAGTGATGTAATGTGCTGTGCAATTGGAACAGTAACCACACCAAACGATGTATTTTGAGTAACGGTATTACCAGCTGATCTTGATACTGTTTGTTTCAGAACGATTTGACTTGCTACTGAACTTAAGTGAGTATATAATGCAGCGGTCGGTGCCCTTTGAGCAGTACTTAAAGTGGATAGACCATTTTCAAAATATAGTTTAGCAACATCAAGCATTGCTGTATTTGACTCGTGTTGTGTATCGTATGATACCGCGTCAACCATAATACCTGTGTCGCGTTTACATTTATTTACATCATATGATAATCCGCCATAGTTTGTATTAACCCAAGCTGTTGCTTCTTCTTTTAAGAATTCTCTGTTAAGTTGAAGCGCTTGACGAGCAAACACGTGGTTATCAGAAATTTGACCATCACCGTAGTTATAGTTTGTACCATCTGGTGTGTAATCATTAATCATAGATGTAATAATGTTATTGAAGGAATCCTGAGCTCTAGTAAGTGCTACACCGGAAAGCTGTGCCTCGATGTCTTTTTGTACATATCTGATTCCTTCAATTGTTTCGGCAAGTTGGTCCTCAATAACCTTATCAGCACCTACAGTACCAATACGATATGATTTACCGATATACTTACCATTGTATGTTGAACCTGTTTGAACATCTCTTCTAACCGCATCAATAATAAAGCCTGCATCTCTTGCGCATTTCGCTTCATCAAATGTGTAGTTATTATCTCGTACGAATTGAATAATCTCTTCTTGGATAAACGTTCTGTTCCATTGTAGAGATTTACGTGCGAATGTTCTAGCAGGATCCATTTTTGGTTTAGTTAGTAAGTTCTCTGTAGGCAATGCCTTAGGAGTTTTCTGACTAATATCTAATGAACCTCTGTAATCTGGAATTACTAATCTGTCATCAACAATATTCGCTATAACCATTGCTAGGTCAGATGCGATTGTTCCTGTTGCAGTATCAGCAGCTTGAAGTGATACATCTTGGTATAGGATGTTACCATCAATTTCTGAAATCGCGTCAGTTAAAGCAGATACGAATGTATGAGCTCCGGTATATGCTCCAGCATTTCCAACCCACATAGTAATCGTTGTTGCATCAGCACCAATAATTGGGCATGCTCTGTTATAGAAGCGATGATGTGCTTCAGGGCTTGCATGGTTAGTTGGTCCTGATCCTGTATCACAAGAGAACGTAATTGCACTTGGTTTGAACCAAACGTAATCGTCTGTTGTTAATGAGTGAGTACCAATGGTAGCAACCATAATACCTGTAACAGGATCGTATGTTGCGCCAGTTGGAGTAAATCTTGCTCCAAAGATTGGTTCTTGAACTTCGTTCTTAACAACTTTTTCCATTACACTCGCTAGGTGAGTAAATGCTAGTCTTGTTGGTTCTCTCTGATATTGTGGTAATACGTTAATAGCACCTTCAAAGTAGTATCTTGCATTGAATATTGTAGCAGAGTCTCCGCCATATTCTAAGTCTTCTGAGATCGCGTCAACAATGTAACCTGTATCTCTTGGACATTTCTCTAGGCTGTACGCTAGGCCGTTATATTGTTCTGAAATATACTCGTTGATTTCAGTTTGGTATTTAACAGCTTGACCTTTGATTGCTTCAAACTCTGCACCTAATGTATAGTTTGCAGTGAAAGTATCAAACGCTGGTTCTACGATAGCAGGAATTGTGCCATCATTTTCTCTGATAACACCACCAACATCTGCGAATAATTTTTCAGCATGTTGAGCAACTGCAGGTTTAATAGATCTTCTAACACCGTCAGCTAATGCGCTTACGAATGAATGTACCTTATCAACTCTAGCTTCACCAACTTGTAATGTAATAGTTGTTGGAGTAACTGAGTCAATTCTAACTGGTTTGTTGTAGATTGGATCAGTTGGTCTAGGATGCGATATGTTAATTGGTGTGGCATCAGTTGGTGATGTTGGGCAAGATAGTGTAATCGCGTTCTCTGCAAAGATTACATAATCCTTTTCAGTAAACGAGTGAGTACCCAATGTCATTGTCATAACGCCAGTATTATGATCGTATGCAACGTCTGTTGGTGTATAAGCCTCTGCCATATTTGCTACATTCACTGCATCAGCAGTAACCGATACAAATGTATGTACAGTTTGTGGCTCATGTTTGATTGCATTAGCGGTTGCACTTACGAATGTATGTACTGAACCACTTGCGCTTCCTGCATCACCTACGTTAAATGTCATTGTACCAGTTTGGCGTCTGATTGAATTAGCAGTTGCTGATACGAATATATGAGCACCATTATATGGAGATGGTCCAACATTTAATTTGAATGTATCAGTTGTAACATCTGAAATTTCTAACCAACGATTAGATGCAAAATCAGTTGCCCTTGGATAACCTTTTTCAACCGTGTTACCATCAAGTACGCATGTATATGTTAACCCGTAATCAGCAATCATTACATAATCGCCATTACTAAATCCGTGATTAGCAACTGTGATTGTTGTATCTCCACTTGCTGGGCTATGAACCGCGTTTGTTGGCGTATGTTGTGTTTCACCTACTGCAGTAATTGATAATGATTTGCCAGTTAATGGATCTCCAACTCTTGGATATGTATGCTGAGTTGCGTTACCATCTTGATCGCATGTGAATGTAAACGAGTTATTTTCTAGAACAACACCGTTTCCAACTCTTAATCCATGTTGACCAACATTAACTATCATTACACCAGTTGCCGCATCATAGTTAGCAGATGTTGGTGTAAAGTATTTGTTAGGGCCAGAGGCTGCAGCGTCTAGTGTAACTGTGTTTGCACTTACATCTTTAACCAAATATGTTTTTAATGCGTATGGATCAAGTCCTGCACGAGGATATGTTTTAGCAGCATCATCACCGTCCATTGCACAAGTGAATGTGAATGAATTTGGTTCCAATGTAACTCTATCATTAAGTGCAATGCTGTGTCCCGGCATAGTCATTACGAAATCGCCATTAGCAGGATCGTAAGATGCAGTTGTTGGTGTGTATGTTGTTGTTTCAACAATAGTTTGAGTTACCGCAACTTGTAGTGGAGTAACAACTTCGTTTCTAACAATTTGACCAACTAAATCTGATGCGAAGAAGAATGCTTCCGATGTTGGAACAATTTCTTCATCATCTAATACTGGAATTGCATTTTCAAAATATAGTTTAGAGTTTGTTGCGCTTAACGCGTTTGAACCGTTTTGTACATCCCAAGCGATGAGGTCAACAAAGATACCCATATCTCTTTCGCATGCAACAGTGTTATATACAAAGTTTGGATAGTTGGCTGTAATCCACGCAATGATTTCTTTTTGGATAAACGCTTTGTTAGTAAATATTGCTTTACCTGCTTGACGATGTTCTGGTGATATTGTTAAGTCACCGTATATTGGTGCATCAGCGCCAGCAATACCGTTTGACATAATATCAATAACAGTATCAAAGGCAGCATTGGATCTTGTGATCGCTGTTGCATCAGTTAATACGTCAGTTGCGATTTTACCTTTGAGCCAAGTGATAGCACCAACAGTTTGAGTTAACTGTTCGTTAATTACCGCATTAGCACCTACAGTACCAATTGTGTAACCTTTACCTACATAGTAAGCGTTAACAGTTGAGTCAGTTAGAATATCTCTAGCAACCGCATCTAAAATTAAACCTGTATCTCTAGAACATTTAGCGTTGTCATAGACGAAGTAGTTATTTTCCATCCATAGTTTAACTTCGTTCTGAAGATATGATTTGTTTTTCTGTAGAATACGAGAAGCGTATGTACCTTGTTCTTTTGCACCAACCTGTACAACCGCACCTTCATCAGCACTTACGAATGTATGTGGATCAGTGTTAGTTCCTGCATTTCCGCAGTTTACTGTGATTGTGTTTGTTGTCACTGCACTAATTTCTAATGGTAATTGATAAGCCTTATCACCAATACGTGGTGAGTAATCAGTACCACCGCCATTATGAGCACAGCTGAATGCAAAGCTTAATGGTTGTAATTCAATATGATCGCCGAGACCCATACCGTGGTCAGTAATAGTAATAACCATCTCGCCACTTACTGGGTCGTATGTAGCTGTTTCTGGTGTAAAGGCTTTAATAACTCTAGCAGAGTCTGAGAAGAATAATGCGTTTGAGTCGATTGAGTCTGGGGTTGCCGATACGAATGTATGGTTGTTTGCATGCCCACCAGCATTACCAACATTAACAGTAATTGTGTCTGATGTTGTTCCAGTAACTCTTACCGGTTCTTTATATGCAGGGTGGTCATTTAGTGGTGAAAGGTCTGTACCTGTTATACCACCAACATCACAACTAAATACCATTGACTCAGGTGCGATTTGGATCCATTTACCAACCGGTAAATCGTGTTTCCCAATAGTAATTTCTAACTCACCAGTTACTGGGCTATATGTAGCTGTCTGAGGAGTAAATTTACCAGTCCACATTCCTGCTTCACGTATTGCATTAGTAGTTGCTGATACGAAAGTATGTGCCGATGTATCACTTGACTCACCAACATTAACAGTAATTGTTGTTGAAGTTCTTGCAGAGATTGTAACTGGCTTTTTATATGCAGGGTGCATTTTTTCAGCTTGGATACAATTATCAGATGCACTTACGAATGTATGAGCACCGCCGCCATCAACAATTCCACCTACATTCATATAGATTTTTGTTGCGTCAACTTTTTCAATAGTGATTTGTTTCTTATAGAAAGGGTGATGTGATTCTGGCGCAGGGTGGTTTGTTACATCACCATCAAGTGCGCAAGTAAAGATAATTGAACTTGGTTTAAATTCAACCTTATCACCAACCTTCAGCGTATGTGCACCAATAGTTGCGCTAAACTCACCAGTTGCCACATCGTATGAAGCGTCTGTTGGAGTAAAGTTTAAGAATTGAGTAGCAGGATAAGCATGCTTTGTTGCATTGCCATCAAGTGCACATGTAAATACTAAACTATGTGGTTCAATATAAATTTCATCGCCAATGTTAAAGTCATTAGAACCAATCGTCATAACAACTGAACCTGTTGCAGGGTCATATACAGCGTTAGTTGGTGTATATTTTTTACCGTTGTTATTTAGTAATCTTGACATTTCATCAAAAGAAGCATTTGATCTATCAATAGCAATTGAGTTATCACCAATAAATGTGGCAGCCCTTGCTTTTAAATAATCAATAGAACCAACAGTTTGTTCTAACTGTTCAGTAACACTTACCTCACCAGATTTAGTACGGTAAGCAGCGCCAGTTTGAATTGCATTATAGTTTGTACCAAGGATTAAGTCACGTTGTACTGCAGGTAAAATATATTCTTCAGTATCTCTGTGGCATTTTTTGCTATCGTAGAAATACCATTCGTTATCTGCCCATTCCATCATGTAGTCTTGGATATATTCTTTATTTGCTTGTAGCATTTTACGTGCGTTACGTTTATCTACAGATATACCAGAGTTATCAGAATATGTCAATAGTTGTCCGATAACTGATACTGCATTATCTTTAGCTTCAACAAATCTATGTTCGAAGTTAGCAGCCGTCAGTCCTGGGTTAACCGTGATAGTCTTAGCTGACACAGCAACGATTGGAAGCGCAGCCAAGTAAGCTTTTTCTGATTTGCGTGGATGGCTAATTTTTGTTTTAAAGTTATCACTTGAACATGTGAATGTAAATGATTCTTCAGCAAGGTTAACATATCGGCCAACAGTTAAATCGTGTGTACCGATAGTGATAACCATCATACCAGTTGTTGGGTCGTACGTAGCCTTAGTTGGTGTATATTTGTCGCCTGAGTTTGCAATCGTATCAATAACGTTATTAAATGCAGAGTAAGCCGATGTAGCTGCTGGTGCAGAGTTGGCTTGAATTAATTCGTCAGTTGTTTTGCGTAATCTCTTAAACGAAGCGATTGTTTCGTTGCGTTGGTTTTCAAGGCTTGTTCTTGCAGTGTTAACATAATATGCTAATCCAGCGTTTTCAGAATTATAATTTGTATCTAACAACATGTCGTATTTAACGGCAGGTAAGATATATTCCTGAACATCGCGCTCACACTTAACACTATCGTAAGCATAGAACTCGTCGTTATTGTCGATCCAATCAACAAAATCATTAATGATTAAATCTCTGTTAGATTGAACAAGTTCTCTAGCAGCCGTTTGGTCAGACTTACCAGTATCTGAGAAGATAATTGGTTCAGCCGCAGCCTCGCCATTTTGTAAAATGTTAAGAGTTTCATCAAGTGATGTGTTAATTCTGTTCGTTAACTCAGAAGATGCGTTTGCAAAAATACCACCTGCTGAGCTGGCGATAGAGTCTTTAAGATGGTTAATAGAACCAACAGTTTCAGTTAATTGCTCATCAACTACAAGATATGAAATTGGTGAACGGTATGAAATACCATTTAACCGACCCCAGTAGTTACCTTTTGTAGCAATATCGTAACCAGTGTTATCAACGATAATTCCTGTATCACGGAAACATTTATCAGCATTATAACCTTGATAACCCAAACCACCAGACGCAGTGTTTGATGTCAAGTAGTAAACCATATCATCAACAATTTCGTCTGCCTTTTCTGTCAATACGTCTGCGAATGCAGAGTTAGCAATCAAGTTACTTTGATTTGCCTCGGCTGGTCGAATAATAACAGTTGAACCACGAGCACGCATTGAAATGTCACCGAACTGAGAACCTGAGTTGTTCAAAGTCATTTGACCACCATCTAAGGCGAAGAACGCTTGGCGTGTAAAGATTGATAATGAACCAATACCGTTAACACCAGCACCGTTTTTAGCAACGTATCCTGTACCATTTTGAGTACGAGGTGTAAAACCAAAACATAATACGTATGTATATAGTGAGTCGGTATCAAGTTGTGCTCTGTCTGCTAATAGACAACCGCCGCCTCGACCAACTAATCTGTTAGGGAAATCATCAATACCAATTGACTCGATAGTACCTGAACCACCACGTTGTGCGTATAGAACATCTCCAACTTCAACGTTGCCTTTTAGGTTACGAACATAAATTTGTCTGTTTGCATCAATATCATCGATGTATGATACATAACCTGTTGCACCGCTTGAGAATGTTACCTCATCGTCAACTTCGAATTGAGATTGCGCAGAGTGACCTGCTACTAAATAGAATTCTTGACCTAAATCAAGGATGGTACCTTTAGAGTTAAATGGATTTAACGGAGGTTCAACATCAAGTCTATTAAAGTTTGAAAGCTGAGTAGAGTCACGAAGATATGGTGAACGTCTTAGTAGAGCACCCGGTCTGTAAGCGATAGCAAAACCACCTTCAGGTTGGTCAAAGTTATCAACTTCAAAGTTCATATATGAGAAACCTTGTACATAACAACCAGATCCAACAAGAACACCATTTGTTCTTTCGTATCCTTTTTTCTTTTGAATAACAGTAGCATACTGACCAGCGGTTGATGTCATGGAACAATCATCAGGTAGCATAATTGGTTCATCAACATAGTAAGTACCGGGACCTACTGAAATGTGAACAGCATCATTAATTGCGTTACGGTTATATGATCCACCAGCTTTTTCTAAAGCGATTTGTTCAGCACGCTTTAGCGTACGAACTGGCTGTAAAATAGTTCCTGGGTATTTGTCGTCACCATCTGAAGCAACATGTACTTTAAGTGATTTTTCTGTTTTCTTAGAAAATTCTTGATACAACTGACGATAAGTCATTTTCTCTGTATCGCCAGTCTTGACGTTTTTCAGAGCAAAGTAACTATCTTCATCAAGCATTGGCTCAAATTGTTTAGTAATGTTCATATCAAAGTCGACAAAAGTACTTTCTTCGATTGTCGAATTAGATACCACACCGTCTTTAAATTCTGAGTTTTCAATAACAGATTTTTGTTGGCCAAGTCCTTCAGTAGATGAACTTGTGATAGTCATATTCTGAGCAGTTACATTATCCAAAGTACCTTGGAATGACGAGTCAGTAATAACGTTATTAGCAAGTGTACCATCTTGGATTGTAGTATTAGTAAATACGTTATTATTACCAGTACCATCAGAGAAATCTGAGTTTGTAATGCTAGTATTATTAGCAGTGCTATCGTTAAGTTGTGAATTCGTAATAACGATATTGTTCGCTGTTGAGTCAATGATAGATGAGTTACTTGTTACAGTATCCCAAATCAGACCATTAGCAAATCTTGAGTTTGTAATTGTTACGTTATCTAAATCAGTATCACGGATATCGGAATTAGAAATATCTGTATCAACGATAGTAACATTTGATACTGCAGTGTCTCTAATTGTACCATTGCTAAAGTCAGTAGTAATAATTACTGAGTTTGACATTAATGCATCTTCGAGAACAATTTCGTCAATCGTAATATTAGTAAGGATTAAGCCATTCGCTGTACCTTGTTCAATAGCAACGTTCGCAAAGGATGAGTTATCAACTTGCGAATTAGTAAAGATATTATTATTGCCGGTTCCATTAGAAAAATCGGATTGGTCAATCGCCATGTTATTGGCAGAACTATTAAGGATTGTTGAGTCGTCAATAGTTGAATTAGTTAAAACAACATTGTTACCAGTACCATCATTAAACTCAGAATCAGTAATTACTGAATTCGTAATAACAAAGTTATTAGCATCAGAGTCTCTTAGATCTAATTCAGTACCAAAGCTTCCAAGTAAGGAACCGCCAGAGAATACAGAGTCGTTTATTTCAACATCATTGAGAGTTGAAACCGACATAATGACGTTTGAAATAGTTCCGCCAGTAATTTTAATATTGTTGAAAATCTCGAATTGTAACGCTTGAACCAGTTCTTTACGTGTGATGTTCTTTGTACCATCATCACCTTGGATCAAGTTAACAATAACGAAAAGATCCTCAGATCTTGTATTGGCGCCTGTTATCGGACCGAGTTCTGAAATCAATGACATTATTGAGTACCTTCTTAGTATCTACTATTTCT